GAGAAAGATACAAATACTTACTGTCCTTGAACAACGAGCCAAAGTATCTGGGAAGAGGGAGCAAGCAGCTCTCGCAAAAAGAGCAAAAGAACAATTAAAAAGGAAACACGAGAATGACAAAAGAAAAGTGTGATACTTGTGAGTGCTATGACTGTGACTACGAAGAATGTAATTGTGAATGTCATGAAGATAAGGTAGCAGAGAGAGGTAATGATTGAGTTTGTGTTAGTGTTTATGATGGGATTAAGAGTAGTAGACCAAACACAAACCTTTGAAGACATAGATAGATGCTTGTACTTTGCAGAAAGATTACACAAGCAACCATCAATACCACAGATGGAAGGAGCTAATCTACAGATAACAGCATACTGTAAACCTAGAAGGAAAAGATAATGTTAGCAGAACTCGCAGCAGCAAATGCAGCCTTCGGTGTAATCAAGAGTTTTATATCTAACGGTAAAGAACTTTCAGGTTGTGCTAAACAAATATCAGATTTTGTATTTTCTAAAGAAGCCATAGAGAAAAACCTTAAAAAGAAAAAAGCTAAAGGTATAGGTGGTGGAGACTTAGAAGAGTTCATGGCTCTTGAGCAGATAAGAGAAAAAGAAGAAGAACTCAAACAGATGATGATATATCTAGGTAGACCCGGATTGTGGCAGGATTGGCAGCAGTTTCAAGCCGAAGCAAGAAAGACTAGACGTTATCAAGAAAAGATGGCAGAGAAACGTAGAGAAGAGATAATGGAATACGTAGGCTATAGTGTAGGTTTTATTGTCATTATATTCTTCGCAGGATTAGCGGCTTGGTTTGTAGCTAAATGGACAGGCAGATTATAACACCTTGTGTAGGTATATGTACGTTGCATGAAAATATCTGCATAGGATGTAACAGAACAATAGAAGAAATTAAGGAAGCATATGAAAAAGCCACAGAAATCACTAGCAAATTGGACAAAACAAAAGTGGAGAACTAAGAGTGGTAAACCTAGTACACAAGGGTCAAAAGCTACCGGTGAACGTTATCTACCTGAGAAAGCGATTAAGGCTCTTTCTTCCAAAGAATACGCCGCCACTTCGGCTGCTAAACGCAAAGCAAGTAGAGCAGGTAGACAAGTGGCTAAACAACCCAAAAAGATTGCTAGAAAAACGGCGAGATTTAGATGAGAAAAGACAAATTGTACTTAAACTTGGCGAAGCCGCTGCTGAAGCTAGGAAACTATCTATTCAACAAGCACGTGAAAGCTCTAAGAAAAAGACAAGAAAAAGAAGGAATTAGGAGACTATAATGGACAACATGATATTAGATGCATGGAATGAACTTAGTTACGTTGAGGGTGTTCTATTTACAGTATGGTTATTTATCTTGTACTATGGTAAGTGTTGGATAGATTCAAAGTTTAATAAAGAAACTTGTAATTGCCTAAGATGAGTGTAGAGACTTTTTTAAAGTGGAAGATACTTCCTAGATTTATGATGTTGGCTAGTACAGTAATGTCATGGAGATGTGCTGAATGGTTTATGGATTTAGATACACCGACTGCAGCACAGTCAGCTTTTGTATCAGTAGTTATGGGTGTGATGACAGGTGTCTTTGGCATTTGGATGGGTCACGAACATAAAGGAGACAACGATGTTAACAGCATTAATAGGACCAATCGCAAACCTCGCTAGTTCTTGGATGAGTAGTAAGGTTGAGAAGGTCAAAGCAGATGGACAAGCTAAAGTAGCACAAGCTAGAGCTAAGGCAGTTGTAGCTGAGAAAGTTGCTACAGGTGAAGTGGCATGGGAAAAATCTATGGCAGATGCTTCAGATAATTCGTGGAAAGACGAATTTGCCTTGATTGTTTTGTTATTACCTGCTATACTAGTATTTATACCAAGTATGACAGAGTATGTAAGAGTAGGCTTTGAGGTATTGAATACACTCCCTGAGTGGTATCAATATCTTTTATTTATAGCAATTAGTGCATCCTTTGGTATTAAAGGTGCAGGACAGGCAATGAAGATTATGGGGAAGAAATAATGTCAAACATTATTGAAACAAACTTTGGAACATTAATCAATCCTGCAAGAGTAGCACAAGGTAGTGCTTCTAGCATTGTAAAGAAAGGTGCGTTCTATGTATTTTCACTTAGACTAAGTAGTGATGACATTAGAGAGTATTCATTTACAGATAGAAATAGAGCAGAGCATATGAGAAAGATTCTAATAAGCCACTTAGAACAAAGTATAAAATTAAAGAAAGTAAATAGTTAATGAACTTAATAAAATTACAAGATGAATTAGCAGAAGATGAAGGCATAAAGTTTGAAATATATAGATGTTCACTTGGGCATTTAACAGGAGGTATAGGACACCTTATTACTGAATGGGATGAAGAGTTTTATGATAAACCTATAGGAACTAAAATACCACATGACCAAGTAAACGATTGGTTTGAGAGAGACATTAAAACAACTATAAACGATTGTAACTTACTGTTCTCTCAATTTGATAATCTACCTGAAGAGATACAACATGTATTAGCTAATATGTGTTTTCAATTAGGTAGACCTAGACTATCTAAGTTTAAGAACATGATTGCTGCCGTAGAAGACTTAGATTGGGAAAGAATGGCAGATGAGATGGAAGATAGTAATTGGTATAAACAAACTCCTAATAGAGCTGATAGATTAATTACTCGTGTTGATAGGCAGTTTGCTAGAGAAAGTATTGCATAATGAGTAGAGAACTAACTGAAAGACAGCAGAAGTTTTTATCTGTTTTATTTGATGAAGCAGGTGGAGATGTAGTAACTGCTAAAAAACTAGCAGGGTATTCAGATAATTCTAATACATCTGAAGTAGTAAAGTCTATGAAAGACGAAATCATGGAAGCTACTCAATTATATATGAGTAGAAATGCACCTAAAGCTGCAATGGCTATGGTGGGTGGTTTGTATGACCCTACTGAGTTAGGTATTAGAGATAAAATGTCTGCGGCTAAAGAACTGCTAGATAGAACAGGCTTAGTAAAAACTGAGAAGATGCAAGTAGAAGCAACAGGAGGTGTTGTATTAATGCCACCTAAACAGGTAACACAGGAAGAAGATGACAGCTAGGTCTATAGGTAGTTGGAAGCTACCACAACCAACAGACTTAAAGGAAGAAACAGAGTGGATACAAATACCACGTATAGCAAGAACTGTTCCTTTTGGTTATAAGTTAAATGAAAATGATTCATACTTATTAGACCCTATACCAAATGAGCTAGATAAATTAGAGATGGCTCGTAAATATGTAAATCAATATTCTTATCGTGAAGTAGCTAATTGGTTAAGTAAACAAACAGATAGATACATCTCACACGTAGGTTTAAGAAAAAGATTGGATAATGAGCAACACCGTAAAAACAAAGCTAGAAGCTTACGCAAGTGGGCAGAGTATGCAGAAAAGGCAATCACCAAAGCGAAAGAAATCGAAGAAGCAAGAACAGGTGCAAGCCAACAAAAAGAAGCAACAGGTAGTAAAGCCTAGCATACAAGTTACAGAAAAGATTGAGTCGTTAGAAGAATCACATAATGTAATCTTTAAACCTAATGAAGGTCCTCAAACAGACTTTCTTGCGGCAGGTGAACGAGAAGTATTATATGGTGGTAGTGCAGGTGGTGGTAAATCATATGCCATGTTAGCAGACCCACTACGTTACATGGGTCATCCATCATTTAGTGGATTGTTATTACGACACACGACAGAAGAATTAAGAGAACTTATATTTAAATCTCAAGAGATATATCCTAAAGTATATCCGGGAATTAAATGGTCAGAAAGAAAGATGCAATGGGTTGCACCATCCGGTGCAAGGTTATGGATGTCATACCTAGATAGAGATGATGACGTACTTCGTTATCAAGGTTTGGCATTTAGTTGGATAGGGTTTGACGAATTAACACAATGGTCTACTCCGTATGCTTGGAATTACATGAGGTCACGACTTCGTTCTACTGCACCTGATTTGCCTATCTATATGAGGGCAACTACTAACCCGGGTGGAAGAGGTCATCACTGGGTAAAGAAAATGTTTATTGACCCATCACCTTATGGAAGACCCTACGATGCAACCGACATTGAAACAGGAGAAGCACTTAAATATCCGGCAGGACATGCGAAGGCTGGAAGACCATTATTTAAAAGGAGATTTATCCCTGCACGATTATCAGACAATCCTTATCTTGCAGAGCAAGGGGATTACGAAGCCATGCTCTTATCATTACCTGAACAACAACGAAGGCAATTATTGGATGGCGATTGGGATATTAAGGAAGGTGCTGCTTTTACTGAGTTTGATAGGAGTATTCATACTGTTGAGCCTTTTCGCATACCTAGTAATTGGGTTAAGTTTAGAGCTTGCGATTATGGTTACGGTAGTAAGTCTGGGGTTGTTTGGTTTGCTGTATCGCCATCTGAACAACTTATTGTATATAGAGAACTCTATGTTAGCAAAGTCCTTGCCACAGATTTGGCAGATATGATATTAGAAGCAGAGTCAGGTGATGGAAATATTAAGTACGGTGTGTTGGATAGTAGCCTTTGGCATAAACGTGGGGATACTGGTCCATCTCTTGCAGAACAGATGATTATGAGAGGGTGTCGTTGGAGACCTTCAGATAGAAGTAAAGGCAGTCGTGTATCAGGAAAGAATGAAATACATAGAAGATTACAGGTAGATGAGTTTACAGAAGAACCTAGATTAGTATTTTTTAATACATGTACTAATATAACAGCACAATTACCTGCATTACCTATTGATAAAAAGAATCCTGAAGATATTGACACACATTCAGAAGACCACTTGTATGATGCCTTACGATATGGTATAATGTCACGACCAAGATTTAGTATATTTGATTATGACCCTATGGGTGGTCCTAAGAGAAGTATGCCAATAGCAGACTCTACATTTGGATATTAAAGGAAAACAATATGGCTGAAGAAGAAATTATAATGGAAGACAAGGCAATAGCATTAGAAGATACTGAAGAAAGTATAGTTGACGATATTCAAGTAAGTAGTATGGTTGACTTTGTATCTGAAAAATATCAAAGGTCGGAAGATTATAGAAATAATGACGAAGAGAGATGGCTAAGAGCTTATAGAAACTATAGAGGTTTATATGGTTCTGATGTACAGTTTACTGAAGCTGAAAAGTCACGTGTGTTTATTAAAGTTACCAAAACAAAAACACTCGCTGCTTATGGTCAAATAGCGGATGTTTTATTTGCAGGTGGTAAGTTTCCTATAAGTATAGAACCAACAGAATTACCTGATGGTGTAGTAGGAGATGTTAGCTTTGACCCTAAAGAACCTGAACAGCTTAGAGACAACCCTGCTCTAGGCAGCCCATATGGCTTTACTGGTGATGGTAAAGAGTTACCAGCAGGTGCTACTGCCCAAACACTAGAAGACAAACTAGGACCTCTCACAGAGAAGCTACAAGACATAGATAACTTAAGAGAAGGTGTAGGACAAACTCCTTCATCAGTTACATTTAGTCCTGCTATGGTTGCAGCAAAACAAATGCAAAAGAAAATACATGACCAACTAGAAGAGTCTAGTGCATCAAAACATTTAAGAAGCACAGCATTTGAAATGGCGTTATTTGGTACAGGTGTAATGAAAGGTCCTTTTGCCGCAGATAAAGAATATCCTAATTGGGATGACGAAGGCGAATATAATCCTGTCTTTAAAACTGTACCTCAATTAAATCACGTATCTGTTTGGAACTTCTTTCCTGACCCTGATGCTGCTAATATGGATGAAGCACAGTATGTAATTGAAAGACACAAGATGTCAAGAACACAGCTACGTGCATTAAAAAAGAGACCTTTCTTTAGAGGTTCTATTATTGATGAAGCTATTGCAGCAGGTGAAAACTATGTTAGAAAATATTGGGAAGATGATTTATCTGATTACTCCCCTGACACTAGTATTGATAGATTTGAAGTACTAGAATATTGGGGTATGTGTGATACAGAATTATTAATTGACAATGAAATTGATATACCTAAAGAGTTAAAGGAATATGATGAGCTTCAGGCAAACATATGGATATGTAATGGTAAACTGTTACGTATGGTACTTAACCCATTTAAACCAGCAAAGATACCTTATATGGCTGCACCTTATGAATTAAACCCTTATTCATTCTTTGGTGTTGGTATAGCTGAGAACATGGATGATACACAGACTCTTATGAATGGTTTTATGAGAATGTCTGTAGACAATGCTGTGTTATCAGGTAACTTACTTATAGAGGTAGATGAAACCAACCTAGTTCCGGGGCAGGACTTATCTGTGTATCCGGGTAAAGTATTTAGAAGACAAGGTGGTGCTCCGGGTCAAGCTATTTTTGGTACAAAGTTTCCAAATGTTTCACAGGAAAACTTACAGCTATTTGATAAGGCAAGACAGCTTGCAGATGAAAGCACAGGTTTACCCTCATTTTCACATGGACAAACAGGTGTGTCAGGAGTAGGTAGAACTGCTTCAGGTATATCAATGTTAATGAATGCTGCGAGTGGTAGCATTAAAACAGTTATTAAAAATGTAGATGACTATTTACTTAAACCATTAGGTGAAGGTTTCTTTAGATTTAATATGCAGTTTGACTTTGATAAGAGTATCAAGGGAGACTTAGAAGTTAAAGCACGTGGAACTGAAAGCTTAATGGCTAATGAAGTAAGGTCACAAAGATTAATGCAGTTCTTACAAGTTGCAAGTAGCCAACCTCTTGCACCCTTTGCTAAGTTTCAATATATTATTAGAGAGATTGCAACCTCAATGGGTCTTGACCCTGATAAGGTTACAAACAATATGGATGAAGCAGCATTGCAAGCTGAAATTATGAAAGGTATGCAAGCTGAACAACCACAAGGACAACAACCCCCAGCAGGAGCTAACCCATTAGACCCTACAGGAGCAGGTGGTGGTACAATAGGTACAGGAATAGCACCAACTCCGGGAGAACAAGGATTTACAGGAACACCTCAAAATGGACAACCTCAACAACAACAACAACAAGCAAGTAATCAGCCAACTGAAGCCGTTGGTGAACAACCTCAAGCTCCTGAACAGCTTCAATGATTATATAGATATATTAATTACGAAGCAACACAAGATACTTGAGCAGACTGATAATGTAGTTATGCTTCATCGAGCACAAGGAGCAATAGCTACGCTTAACAGATTAAAGTTATTAAGGGATGAAGTAAATGGCAAATAAGAAAAAAGATGAAGATATACAAAAGGGAGAACAAGCTAAAGTTGGAGTCAAAGATTCTGATTTAACTCAACTTTCTAGAAATGACCTTATGACTGAACTGTATCGTAGGGGTCGTACACCTGAAGATGTAATGACAGGTAGAAATCTTACAGGTCCTGAGATTGAAGCAGTAGCTACTTTAAATGAACTTAATAAGGGTGGTATGCCTAAACAAATGGAAATGTTTGATAATGGTGGTCTTAAAGATGAAGGTGGCATGATTGATGAAGTATCAGGTAATGATGTACCTACAGGTTCTACACGAGAAGAAGTAAGAGATGATATACCAGCACAGTTAAGTGAAGGTGAATTTGTTTTACCTGCTGACGTAGTTCGCTTTCATGGCTTAGAAAAGATAATGGAATTACGTGATGAAGCTAAAGCAGGTCTAGCTAAAATGGAAGCTATGGGTCAGATGGGTAATAGTGAAGAAGCTACACTTCCTGATGAAATGCCTTTTAGTTTAGATGACCTAGATATGGAAGATGAAGACGAGCCACAAGAAATGGCAGATGGTGGCTATGTAATGGTAGAAGGTAAGCCTATGCCTATACCTAGAATAGGTGGACAGCTACCTCCAATAACAACTAGACCAATGCCTGAAACTAAAAATATGGCAGTGGGTGGTTTCACTAGTCCAACAGGTACATATCAAGTTCCTACTAATATTGCTACACAACCTTCTTACTTTCAGAACTATCAGCAATCAACTGCACCCTTTCAACCTTTTACTGGACAAACACAAACTCAACAACCTGTACAGCCTATTCAACAACAACAGTCTTTTCCATCCTTCCAAACATTAATGCCTACGGTTGGTGGTAAAAGAGAAACAATAGAATATAGAAATGATGCAGGACAAAAATTATTTATACCATTTGTAGATGGTAAGCCTATATATCCTATACCTGAAGGTTATAGTAAGTATACAGCAGAAGAAGAAGTTACTCCCAAAAAACAGTCTACTGTACAAACTACAACTGTAAGACAAGACCAACCTGATGGTGGAGATGATAATGTATTGTCTGGTACAAGTCAGGTTAGAGGATTAGATAATTCAATTGTAAGTACAGACTTTGCAAATCAAACACCTGATAAAGTAGCACAAAATATGGCAAATATGAGTCTTGCTGATAGAGGACTTGTTGTTGCAAATGCTATTGAGCAGTCTAAAGGTTACACAGGTCTTGCTAAAGGTGTGCAACAACTAGGTGCTGCTATAACTCCGGGTGTATTAGCAGGTAAAATGTATGGGCAAAAAACGTTAGACCCTAGAGATGTCTTAGGGCAGATAGGGCAACCTGACATGGCAGCTAAAGATGCTATAACAGGTGCTTTTGGTTATGATGTAAATACTTTTTCAGACCTTAGTGGTTTCGTAGATGACCCTTTAGCTGAAGAACGAGCAGAAAAAAATGCTATTGCACAAGCTATGGGTTTTAAAGATTTATCAGTAATGACAGATTATTATGGAATAGAGCCTACACATGTAAAGGGATATAAGCCGGGTCAAACTGACCCTACGCATGGTGGAATATATAGTGCTAATGGACAGGCTACTGATGCAAATGGTAATGTATCCTACAGTTCTATGGCAGATTTTGGAAGAGCTATGACTGCAAGTAGTAAGTCAGGATATTATGGTGGCGAAAAACAGGCTAAAGAAGATGCTAAAAATGGTAATAAAAATGCTAAAGACTTTTTAAATAATCTTGAAGTACAAACATTAACTAGTAAAGAGTCATTTACAGGAACACCAAGTGATACATTTGGCTACGATGAATCTCAAGGAACTAGCACTGGAGACACTGCAACAGATACTTCGATAAGTGATGTCGGTTCAGAAGAAGACCCAGACCAAGATGGTTCTAGTGATGCAGAATCTATGGGAGATGATGAAGGAATGGGTCCTACTGCTAAAGGTGGACTTGTTAATAAAAGAAAATCTAAACCCAAAAAGTATATGAAGCAAGGTGGATTAGCTTCACGTTAATAATCCACAATTAATTCATTGACTTAATCAATAAGTCGTGATATAATGGCTACTTATCCCCCAACAACAATAAATGGCTACGATAACCCCAAAGGAGAAAACTAATGGCTGAAGAAGCTACTAAAGAAATGGTGGAAGAAAACACACCTAAAAAAGCAATGTTTATGAATAGACCTTATTCTCAAGAGGAAAGAGTAAAGCGAGATGAAGAAGAACTTGCAAGGCTCGTTGATGAGCAGAAAAGTGCAGGTGAGACTAGCGAAGAGGAAACTCCGAGTGAAGAAGAACCGACTACTGCTGAAGAAAAAACTTTTAAGAAACGATATGGAGATTTACGTAGACACTCCCAAGAAAAAGAAAAGCAGTTTCAAAAGCAACTCGATGAGTTAAAAGTACAGCTAGAGAGTGCTACTAAGAAAGAAATGAAGCTACCTAAGTCGGATGCTGATATAGAAGCATGGGCAAAAGATTATCCTGATGTAGCTAAAATTGTTGAGACTATTGCTATGAAGAAAGCAAGAGAGCAGTCAGCAGATATAGAAAGTAGACTACAGAAGATAGATGAGATGTCTGCTGATGCACAAAAAGAAAAAGCTGAAGCAGAACTAATGAGAATGCATCCTGACTTTGGTGATATTAGAGACAGTGATGACTTCCATGAATGGGCAGATGAACAACCTAAATGGGTACAGGAAGCACTATATGAGAATGACAATGATGCAAGGTCAGCCGCAAGAGCCATTGACCTCTACAAAGCAGACAAAGGACTTGGTAAGAAAACTACAACAAAGAGTGATAAGAGTGCTGCTATGGAAGTTGGCACAAAGTCTGCAAAGACAAAGGTTGATGCTTCTGATTCTAATAAAAGAATATTGGAATCTACTGTTCAAAAAATGTCCTCTGCACAGTATGAGAAACAAGCTGATGCAATAATGGAAGCAATCAGGTCAGGAAACTTTGTGTATGATGTATCTGGTTCAGCTAGATAAATTAAAAATAAAGTTGACAACAGAGAATTTATGTATATAACTATACATAACTAAAGGTATAACATAACCCCATGTTTGGATACTTATGTTATACTAATACCCTAACTTTAGAGATTACCCAATTATGTGAGCCTACACAGGAATCGCTATCCTACGTACAACCTCAACGCATGAATGGTCCTTATAAAGTAAATGACTAAAACTATAGTACACGTTCTGTGTACATATGATAAATGTTTAAGGAGATTTAAAAATGGCATTTACAGCAGCAGCTGGTTATGGTAATCTTCCTAACGGTAATTTTAGTCCTATTATTTACAGCAAACAGGTGCAACTTGCGTTCCGTAAGTCATCTATTGTCGATGCAATCACTAATAATGATTAC